GCCTTCAACCCAAATCTGTCAGATCCGCGATGGGAGTCCCTGACAGACATATAATATCATTTTACTTTATAAAAGCAACTAACCGAATACCTGAACATTCGGCTTGTCACCACCAAAAGCAAACATCATTTCTTGAATCTTCTTCTCATGGTTAGAGTCTACTGACCGTAGAAGGTTGCCGTTATCGTCCTTTCGGAACATCTCTTTCTCGATGTCAGGCCAAGTAATTCCACCAGGAACAACATGCCCGTCGATAGGAAGTTTTTGCGGTGCCGTACTCTTGATTAGTGCCTCTACCAGCATGATAGATTCAGCAGAGTTAACAGCATAACGAACTTGCTCGTAGACCTCAGCGTCCAGATTGTTCTTCATAAACTGTTCTACGGTCTTGATACGATCCGTTGCGTTGTCGCCTAACTTGGCAATCTCAACTTCAGCAGATACTTCTTCTACGGCCTCTGATTGAGCAGACAACAATTCCCACGCTTTATTAAAGTAGTCTTGAGACATATTAGTCTCAGCAGCAAAGCCCATTAGCTCCTGCATCAACTCGTCTTCTTGGTCGATACCTTCGGGCATTGAGTAGCCGTCTTTGGGAGCACCCTTGAATGCGCCAAACTTCTTCTCTAACTCAGTATAGGCAGCGGCTTGATCTGCGACTGACTTGTATCTGTCAGACTTATACCATTCTGGTGCCTCACCGGTTCCCTTGATCCCGTCAGTTAGGAAGTACTCACCCTCAGATAATTCTGGCTGGGCAGCATCTACTAAACTGACTGGTTGTGCTTCTACTGCAACATCGTTTTCTACTGATTGTTCACTCATAGTTATCTCCACGCATATTGAATTACAGCCCGCTTAGGACTGACCGTTTGATGCTTCAACCGGATTTCGTCAAGCCTTCTGCCACCGTTAAGCAAAGATAGATCGTTAACGTCGATCCAATCTAAATGCTTGTCTTCTCGGTAACATCTGAATGCCCTGAATTTATGAAGATACTCGAACTTATCAAACCCATACTGTGCCGCAAGCAGCTCTAGCCATTCAAACTTAAAGCCTTTCTCTTGCAAGTATTCCCGTTCGTCGCAAACTACCTCGACGGATGGGGTTTCTTTCTTTGGTCGTCCTTTCTTTTTAACTTCTTCTACTTCTATTACTTCTGTCATAGTCTCTCCGCTTGCTGGATTTGGTGAACAATAAACCTCATGACGCCAGTTTCCCCGTTATGGTAAGCGGCCTCATAGTTTATATTCTGTGCAGCAAGAGAAGTGTCGTTCTCTAGTAGAAAGCGTTTGCTCAGGTCTTCTAGTACCCTGTTACCGTCGTCAGTTGCAAAGCAACGGTTATAAGCCTTGGCTAGTTCGGCTTGTTTTTCCCTGATTGCGCTCTGTGCTTTCTGTGCTTTCCCCGTATCTATTTCTAAGTCTTCCCAGCTCATTAAATTGCCTGTAGTTGTGGTGGTTGTCCAGGTACGGGCGCTTGTGGTTGTTGTTGCGCCTGTTCTGCTTCAGCTCCAGCTTGGATGATCTGCTGCTTCTCTGCATCATCACGGACTAATTCAGAACTCATGCCTGTTTTCTCTGCCACCCAAGTACCAAAGTCCTCGGTCTTGAATGCTATTAACACTTGCTCAGGCCCAGCAGTCGATAGGACAAACTCTACGGCTTGTTGTACCGCTAGAATGTCCTCGGAATCCTGTGCTCGTGCTAATGGTGACGTGAACTTGATCTCTACATCACGGCCATCCAACTCAATAGGCGTGATTAACCCGCGACGAATCAAGATAGACACGACTCGCTTGAGGATTGGGATCAATATCTCAGTCTGCAACCGTCCAAATGCTGAACCAATACGCTTGGCTAGCTCTCTAGACTCGATGGCAATTTCCGTTGCAGTCCTAACCGGCCCTGCTGGGTCTCTCAGATCGTTAAACATGGCAAGTTTGATAGCATTTTGCAGTTCTACAATCTCGAATTGTGCTAGTGCTAGGCTACTTGACGTGTCTAAACGTTGTATAGACGGGTTGTTGGTGTTGTTAGAGCCTACTGGGATGACAATACCTGGCGCTATAACCATATTGTAGGGATTAGTAACCCCGTCATCCGTTGCAGTGTACATACCCGCTAGGTCAATGGCGGCCTTCTGCAATACAAACTCTTTGGCCTTGTTTAATGACCGCACATCGGGCAGCGTTTGCATGGCTGGCCCACGACCTCGAACCTCACCAGAGACTTTAGTGTACCGGCCCGTTACCCAAGGCGATGAAACACCAAAATCTTCTGTCCAAGATAGACGTTCTTCCTGTTTAACCCATACACAGCCGTAGTATCGCTTGGTCTTGGGGTCGAAGATGACACCTTCTGACAGTTCAACCTCTGCATTGGGCTGGTTGTCGATCATTTCTTGGATGGTGGGCGATGGTTCGAACCCTTTCCACATCCGCTCTAGCAATCTGGCCTTGACCTTGAACCGTCTCCAGTGGGTCTCGATGTTTCCGTAGGGGCCTTCTTCAAATGCGATACCTTTCTGTGGCACACAATGGAAGACAATCGGCATATCTTCGTCGTCGGTCTCGTCAATCCGTAAGGTAGCAGTCCCGATCAAAAGATCTAGTGCAGCCTCGTAGAATTGAGTCCCGAAGTTAGACCGGTTGATATAATCAAATACGATAACGGCCTGTTCTTCTAGGTTCTCCCTGATCTGACGCTCGCTGACGTTGAAGTCACCTGACTCTAGCAGCTTGATTACTTCATTCGACGGGTTGAACGTAGCCCACCTAGCCCAGATCGGTGCAATGTTCTCTTGTAACTTACTGGCCCCTTGTTGGATAGACGTTAGAGAAGTGGAATCAAAGATACGCTCCATCTTCTTCTGGCCTGTATCCTGATTGTCGAACAGGTTCCGTTGGGGCAGGAAGTATTCATACACATCCGATAATTGATCGTGCCATAAATACTCAGCATCAAAGGCCCTAGCCTCACGGGTCTTGAGATCCTGCATAGATCCTAGATTGGGTGGAAGTTTCATGTTATCTGCCCATTGTCGAAGTCATTAAACCAGCACGAGCCGCACCAGCAGCCCCACGTCTAGCAGCACCAGCTAAACCGCCTAGCATTGATCGTCCAGCACCAGCAGCAGCACCCTTTGATGCCCTGCCACCCATAGCGGCCTCAGTCCTAGAACGTGGAGCACCACCTAACAAAGATGCAGAGCCTAGTTTGCCTCGTGCTAGCGCCTTGAACCGTTGTTCTTGTTCTCCAATTTCCTCATCTAGTGCTCGTTTCTGCCTGATGTCCATTGCTACTTCTTGAGCTGATGGTTTTGGTGCCTTTGGTTTCTTCATTTTGTTTTCTCCAGATACTTGTACAGCTGGTATGGTGTCCAGATGAACGGTCGGTTGATGCCTAGAATCTGTTTAACGTGTCCTACGCATGTATTTAGCATGAATAATGATTGCCTCGCGGTCTTACGATCGATTTTGACAATGATAACCTCATCGATTTTATCCATTTGTCGATCGATAGTAAACAAGTCCACATAATGCATTGACTTGCCATAGATCAGCCAGCGGCCTCGGTCTGCCATCATCAGATAACAGTGCTTGATGAACGGATGAAGGAACGGTGACCACCAATGGCCTGAGTCGTTAGTGAATACAACGTATGCATCAGACACTAAACTGCGGTTAATGTGTGGATCAGAAGACACTAAACTGCACCTTGGCCTGCCTCGGTTGTGGTCTATGTCCTGAAACCATTGATTCCTGCCATCCTAGTGCAAGGGTCTGTAGCGCATCGGCCCCATGTGATGCCCAGTCGTGAACAGGTGTATCACGGAACACTTGGCGCTTATCGTCGTATTCCCGATGATAGGATGCTATGCAGTTGTACCCGTGTTCGGCCTTCTCATCATCGATCCAGAATCTAGGGAACATCCGTCTAACGGCCTGTATGCCTTCAGCCTTTGTTCTCGGTCGTTGTACAGTCCTAAAGTTGATGCCCATCTCTCGGGCCACTTCCTTCCTGCTACGGCCTGATGTGAGCTCTCTGACCTCTATGTCGTGTGGTGCAAGGTGAGACCCTAGCATTACGTTATTGGTCGTCGCGTATTGGTTGAGCCATTGTATATAGTGCTCCATCCCCTTGGACGTGTTCTCATAGTACCCAATGAGCCTTATCTCTTTGCCCATTGCTTGGAATAGCCAGATAGACATAGCATCGGATATGCCTAGATCCCATGCCGTGTGCACTTGCAATGATGGTTCAATTGGCAGTCTTCCAACCCGTCCCTGTTCCTTTGCTGCAGTCAGTTGGTCAGCATAGTATGCTCCAGGAATCTGTGCCTCGAAGGATCCATAGAATTCTTGCTGTATCAGTGCCTCATCCATGCCTTCCAGTCGTTCGTTGTCTATGATGTCACTACTGATAACCGGTGATCCATCAGCCCGCTTGGTGTCGTTCACCGTTAGATTCTGGCAGAACCACTCATTGGACTTCTTGGCCATCTGGTACAGTGAATGGCCGTGATTCTTGCCCCGTGGCGTATAGATGAACACCGCCCAGCCACCATTTTCGGCAAGGATTGGCCTGATGTAGCCCCATGCATTGGGATCGCATAGGCTCCACTCATCGAACACCACTCCGACCGGATTAGATCCGACTAGGTTGTTGTAATTGTCGCTGCCGGTGAGCTGCCACGTTGACCCATTGACCAGCTCTATAAGCATCTCCTGAGAGCTTGTGCGCTTGCGTATGGCCTCTGGGAATACTTGGCCAAGGATAGACCTACCTTCTGAGTCTATGCCCGACCAGATGGCTTTCCTCGCTTGTGTTTGCACTGGGAATAGATGCCAGTACGTACCGACCCGCTTGAACATCTCTTTGGCTGTAAAGTTTAGAGTAGCAGCACCCTTGCCAGCCCTACGGTGCCACACGATACAGGCACGCTTGGCCCCTGAATCCATGGCCTTGAAGAATGGGATTTGATGCGGTCGTGGTTCCCATTCATGTGGGATCGATATCTCAGGCAAAACGGCCCTCTCCTGGATAAATGTACAGTACTGTATGGATGTCCAGTTAGGCGTTCTTGAAGTCTGAGACAGTTATCTGAAGATCTCCACCACCTTCACCGCTAATCTCTACAGCCTTAACATCTGGCAAATACTTGCTAATCAGCTTCATCTTAAGATCAGCAGCAGCTTTAAGCCTAGTCACTGCTAGAGCGTCCAACTCACCCCCAAGCTCAGCGATTTTGTTTGAGATCTCAATAACTTGCTCAACGGTGCACTTCTTGGAAAGCATCTCTCTCAGTGCTTCCTGTCGTTCCGCTCTGATCTTATGTGCTCTAGTTGCTGCCATTGTCTTTCACCTTACCAAATATCTTGTCCCAGTTGGCCGAATATGCAGCCCTGGAGTCCGTTGAACTCTTCCTGGCATGATCACCTTTACCACCATGAGACCAATTAGGAAAATGCCGATCGGCCGTTTTCTTGTCCAGCTTGTGACGCATATCAGGCATGTTTAACCCTATTTTTTACGATATATGCTGTTTGGTTCTATGTATATGCCAAATGGTTCTAAACAAAACTTTGACATCTTTTATCGTACATGCGACCTTATCAATCGAGGCATCAATTATAACTTAATCAGCAAGGAATTACACATGAGAATTACACGAAAAGTTTTAGAGCGGCAAGTTGCAGAAATTAACCAAGATTTAGGCTTCGCCACTGAAGCATACACTAAAGGGTCGGACGGCAAGTATAGGGCCAATGTCGGAACCTATTACTTAAACCATAGCGGAATTTATGGCGGCTATGAGATTAACCAGATTTGCAATGAAGGTGGCGGCTGTCGGGAAATATTCTACCACGGTAGAGTTAGCGCCAAAGAGATGCACCATATCTTGACAGTATACCGAGAAGGCTTAAACCACGGCTTTAATCTTGGATTCGGTCGCGGCAAAGACGCCTCCGCAGCGGCCTAACACAACGGGCCTTCGGGCCCTTAACCAATCCGAGGGGATATATCATGGACAAATTTAACGACTTCAAGAAATTAGTTGCCGGTCTCAGTGATACCGACTGGCTGGTAGATTGTGCGGCCATGCCAAACGATCACGTTACACAAGCGCACGTTGACCAAATCATGCTCGAAATAACGGGCCGCATTTGGGCCGGTAAGATCCCAGTGCCAAGCGAGGTGACAGCATGAACAAAGACAAGGAAATGATTCATTTTTGCCGGTACTTGTGGGACTACTACGGGCCGCAGGGTTTGTACCCAATATCCCCGACAGTTTGCACGATGCACTTAAACGCCGCTTGGATGCACGCCTTACAGTTTGACGGGTTCTGTGGTGACACCATTGACCGCGAACGTGCGCGAGATTATTTAGTCGACCAACTAGGCTATCAATGGGGGCAAGTATGAAGAATCAAACGGTGAAATGCGCGATTGACCGAGACACGGCAGATTTTGCGGTTGAGGTTTACTACTGGGAATATAAATGTGTCGACAATGTAGTGAAAAAGAAAAGCAAGCAAACGCTCGCATACATCGCAACCTTTCGGGATCACGAACGGGATTACGATGAGCAAGTTTTAGAAATGCTAGCACTTAAAAACACGTTGGCAGATATTTATCATAGTTATCCAGATGGTGAGATAAGCATAGAGCTTCTTATCCGCGATGAATTTATTAACGTCTAGGGGGCAAGCATGAACCGATTAACCAAAATTAGCATTGCCGTGGCAGTTGTCGCGGCCTTGCTCTGGGTCTCAACAATGGACTATGACCACGAGGTCACCATGTCCAAAGAATACCGATATAACGTCTGTCTAGGCTACTGGCCGGACTATGACGACTTAAAACCAAACTGCGAGGGCATACGATGAGGGTTACAACAGGAGACAGGGGCACTCTACTTGACCTGAAAGAAAACGACGTATTATGGTCTCAGAACGATTGGCCAGGCATTGCTTTAGGTTTAAAAAATGACGACGGGAATTTGGAATATTACATTTTCTTTTGTGAAAGTTTGGAAGAATGGGAGGCAATAATTCCTGTTTTTTACGCTATTCGATCCAGGACTGATACTTCAATTTATGATTTTGAGTTATTGCTTCCGGATATGAAGTGGCATCCGGAATCAATTTTTAACTTAGAGCCTAAACCAAAGGATTTGCAATGAACAAAGGACGACCAAGGGCAACCGGCCCATTTAAGACACATGCCGAGCTAGTGGCGGCAGTGCTAGAACGACACGCCAAGGGCAAAAGCTCGCCAAATATTGGGCGTATTCTGGGAATTAGCCAGCCTACAGCAATGAAAATCATTAAGGAAAATCAATGAGCCTGAGACCAACCCGAACCGAACTGCTAACCGCATGGATGACGCTAGTTAAAGTGCGCGAGACCTACTGCCAACCCGAGATCGACCAATACGATCAGACCTTGTTGCTTGACGTGCTCAAAATGCTGGACAAACTACAACAAATCGAGGGCAAGAAATGATCAAGAAACAACTTGATAAACTATTGGTGCCACGCTTCACAGGCGGGGCGATGATCGCGGTCTTCCTGTTTGGCTATGTGATTGGAGCAATCCTGCTGTAATCTACCAAGACGGTTTCTTAGGTTGATCCTTTGGGGCCGTTTCCCGCTCTATTAATATTTCGCAATAGTGTATGGCTTTTCTCAGATCATCCACCCCGCCTTTATCTCGCCACCTCGAAATATATTTCACCACCGCGTGCTCACAGATCCCCAAATTATTAGCCAGCGCATACTCCAAGGGTTGAATCATCATCGTCTTGTAATGGCTGCCAGAAATTTGCTTGTCGAATGCGCTCATTTAATCCGCTCCACGTTTACCTTTAATCGTCCTTCTTCCCCGTAGTCTTTGTGAAGAATCACGCATGTCATGCTCCGAGAACTGGCATAGCCAGAGCCAGCGTGCCAAGCATCTGCGGGTGCTAGGATGTTCCAAGACTCGAACAATGCGCCGCCATATTCTTCCTGATTCTTGTGGTGTATGTGACCTGTCCATACGAATGTGTGCTCCGCTTGCCCCCATTCTTGTCGTAAGTTAGACACAATTGACCCGTGAAGATTAGACATTTTAATCCGATCACCGTGATGCGTCACTATCAAATTCTTGCCCCACTGCCACCAGATAAACTTGCTGGCGTTATCGAAAACGCGAACACGCGAATCTTCCTCAAAGTACAGGCGCATGACTTCATTGAGCCACAACGCAGCATCTGGATCATGGTTCCCTCGAACATTCACAAGCCAGACCTCTGCATGTTTCTCAAGCATCCGTAAAACGGTACGCTTTATGACATTGCTTGCAGCCCTAATGGTCTTGGAGTACCGACCGTCAGAGTCGAGTAGATTCTTACTATTAGGCGTTGAGCTGGTAGAGTCGTTGACGTGCATGAAGTCGCCAAGGTTTACCAGAACCCCGACCTTACCCGCTGGCGCTACACTGACCAGCCGATCAACTGCATTTTCTAAGAGCCGTTGCGAAATTTTGACATCATAGTCCTCGCCCATCGTCTCAGTGTGGTGAGCAAGCATCCCAAGATGATGATCCCCAATAATGTAGCTAACCATATAATCGTCATCAATGTCTGCGGGCGGGTTAATGGGAGTGTGTATTCCCGAGACTTCATCTTTGAATCCCTCCACAAATTGAGCGATTAGTTCTTCTAGCTTCTGACGTTCTGGTTCTTGGATATGCCACTGCAGGACAATATCACCGTCCAGATTGTAGGCGGTACTGACTCGCTTAGTGGTAAATCCTGGGACTGTCTGCCGGTTTACATTATAGGCTGGTGCTACACCTTGAAGTGCTGCTCGTCTATGAACAACCGCAAGTGATTTATGAATTCTTCTGGGATCTTTGCCTAGCTCTCGAGCAATCTCAGTCTGGTTCATACCGCTCAAAGTCATCTCGATAATCTGACGCTGGTACTCAGTGTTGCAAAAATCTAGGTGCTCGGTCGTGGTCTTATATTTCGTCGTCATATTCCCAGCTCATCTGGTAGAACGAATGCGCGGCCATTTGCAACCGGCCAGTGATTGAAGCTATTGAATCGGGATCGGTTGAGAAAGTTCCAGGCATGTCCAAGTCAAAC